GATCGTTACACGTTATGCTCCACGCTGTACTGAAACAGCATACCCCTCTAAACTGATGGATACCATCCCATCAGTGAGGAGTACCCCACCGGACTTTGATGCGGGCGCATCCGGGACGCACAGAACGTTCCAAGTGCCCCTCAAACGAAGGTTCTAAGCCTTGCTTGAGGAAGTACTTCATGAGAGCTCCACCGCCAGTTAGACGGTCGGATCTCATGGAAGCCGCTACTGTTGGCGCTTTAACTTCGAAGCGGAACAGGTCACGGTTCCATCTATGGACGGAATAAGCGTTGGTAACGCTACGCCATCCTAAGCATGGAGAAGTCTCTTGCACGTGAGGAAGAGGCCCAAGTATGGCCTCGCACCTATCACGTACACGTGCCGCAGTTCCCCACCAACCATGCATATAAAGCTGGTTGGCAAGGGACACGAAAGAGAGAATCTCAGGCACATTCCGTCTGTTACGTGGAGGCATATTTCTGACGTAAACAGGAGTTACGTTTACGCCATTGTATGCATCCGTACCGCAAGACTCTCTGAACTTTCCAGTCCAGAAAGACTTACGGTCGTTGACCTTGAGTCCAAATAGCTCAAGGACATCCGTAACAGCTTCCACCTCGTCCGCAGGGACAATAAGATCGTCCCCGTAGACGTAGACCTCTCGGGACACACGAAATATGTTCCGATAGGTTATCGGTAGGCTTGCTGAACGCAACCTGGCCAAGATACAGAGGGCATAGAACACCATGCTCTCAACCGGGAAGCAGACAGCGGATCCCATAGACGCGAACTTCCATAGGTCAATAACACGACCGTCTGGAAGCTCGGCTCTGGTCGAACGACATGCAAGGAGAGCGTCCCAAAGATCAGGGACACATCCGAACACTAGTTCAGCCAGAGACAGAGAGACCCTATCGCTAGCCTCGGACAAGTCCAGAGTGGCATGCCTGCCACTCATGGATGACTCCAAAGCTAAACGCTGATTGATCGACTGGTCACTGAAGTTAACATGGCCAGCCGTTCCTCTAGAGGATTCGATGATGTCAACCATCGCCCCTAGAAGCGCCTGCTGTGTGTACTGCATACACGCAGGTTCAATCGCGATAATGCGAGGGCCTTTCTGCGTTTTAGGTACTGTGACCACTCTTACGGGTGGTTCAGCATCGGGATCCAAGAACTTGACCGCGTCGAGGGACTCACCCTCATAGATGTTTAACCATGCGGCATTAGGAACGCCGTATGCATCTAGAGGGAAAGTTGTCTCGAGACGTTGGTGCCAAAATGTTCCGTTTTGGACGGATAGTCCAGGAACACTATTTCCTCTCTTTCCGGATTCCACCGGAAGAGGAAGCCAAGAGCAGAACTTCGCGTTTCCACGAAGTCCCCGCTCTCGGACGGCACCAGGACCGTGCCTTGGCACAAGGACTTGATCGGATATACTTTCGTAAATCCGTCCCAGGCCCCCTTGCCAGAGTAAAGAAGCGACTCGTCTGAGGTCGAGAGATAGTTCCCGTAAAGGGAGTTTATCTCGAGCCTCTCCGTCACCGCTTCTAGCACGGTTCTCAAGGTCTTGTTCAACTTGGACGTAGGCATCGATAGTCCTCCTTGTTCTCGTTAGAGTGCAGGGAAGGTTTACCTTCTTCCACATCAAGCAGAACTGCCTGATGCAGAGGATGGCTTCGGTGCTTGGACATCCAAGCAGCCTACCTGACACAGGGTCGAACACCTGGCCGAGGAAACCTTGCAGAAATGCAGGGAGACCAAACCTCTTCTTATAACCACAGAAGAGATCAGGGCCAACCCAGCCTCTGTCTAGACCTCTCTCGAAGTCCGAACAGAAGGCAGGTAGGGATATCGTCAAGAACGATATGCCCTCATGTTCGATCCTCCTCGACACCGTTCTGGCGTCGAGGTGGGTGTCGGTGTCGCATCGCATACTCATTTCTTCGAGTATGCTACTCCAGAGCCACCTAAGGCTTTTCATCGTCTCCTCCATGATAGGGGGTTTCGATCCATAGCTCAAAGGTATCTGGATCTCCACAGAGTATGGCAGGAGGGGCTGTTAGGCCCCTCCTGCAACAGCTCTCTTGGTGGTGGAACCTCTAATAGAGGGGAGGGAGTTCGTTACGCTCCACATCCTCCAATGGAAGTTCCAACTGATCATCTAATGAGGGATCATCCGAACGGATGATGTCCTCAATATGACTGATGATCGAGTCGTACGAGCTCAAGAAAGATTTCTTGAGCTCAGCACATCCCGACAAAGCGAGCCCGGCAGCGAACACAATTGTGAAGCTGCCGAGATTTCGCCAGGTCGGTATGAGATTACGACTCACCGCCAAGGACCTTCAGGACGTTTGCCTGGGTCAACCAGGCGACCAACCCGGCCACGTCCAGCTCGATCTCAGAGTTCGAGAACCCCGCGATGGGGTGATCGATCACGAGATAGACGCTGTGCGAGGCCGTAACGTTGTTCGCCGGGATGAAGGGATCGGTCGTGATGATCTTCCTGTTAAGGCGGACCATACGGCGATTCCTCTTCCCCGTCTCCTGGTGCGAAATCACCAGTTCGTACTCGCCGACGTCCTCACGATAACGTGAGTTGTCGACGGCACGGGAGACTGCGGGAAGCGTCTGGGCAACCGAATTGACGGTCACTGTTTGGGGATCCGTAAACATTTTTGAGCATGGCTCCTGAAGTTGTGGTGACGTGGCGAAATTGCCACTTTGCCTCACCAGCCTAGGCGAGATAAGCCTAGGGCAGCGAGGATGAGCTTCTGACGCATTGAAAGATCGTCAGAAGTGATTCCGAAGTTGTAGGGAGAAGCCTGCCGACGCTGCTTATAGTGTCGAGTCATAAATCCTTTTGACTCGATCCAATTCGCAGCAGAATGGGGTTTCCACCCATCTTTCATATGCGACTTGATTGACATAGTCGTCGTAGCGACGGTTTCTGCCATCACGAACGCATAGTCGGCAACCAGGTTTTCGGCTGCATTCTCGGACAAGTTGGATATAACATCCCCCAGGTTCGAGAAGTAGTCGATTAACCAAGACCAAGGAGTGAGTTCGTAAACAAGCTCCGGTGTGAGGTTTGCACCCCACAAAGCCTTTCGAGCTCGTTCGGGCCACTGGCTGGAACCTAAATCAGGTATGTTATACCTGAATCCAGCCGTGAACCAAGCGCGTTCTTCAAGGCTATTTGTAAACTGCCGGAGACTGTAATCGAACCCGTACATCTCACCCCATGCGACTGGACGCAGAGCCTGCCCTATCTGTTGGACAGGTTGCACCCAGTCGGGATGCGATTTACGGAGAACGAGACCACTTCGTCTAACACGCTTGCCATTGTCACGGCGAAGCTGTTCAAGGGCCGCGGCTGTCTTGGTAGAAAATTCCCAGGCAGCCTGGATTTCCTTAACGAAGGGTTCCCAACCGAACTGGCTATCAAGATATCTGTTGCCAAGCCCAAGCAATCCTTCAGCTGAATGTTTTAGCTTTAGCATTGCTCGGGCAGCATACAGAAT